AAACTTACGTTTATCAAATTGACCACCAATAATGGTGTACTCAACTTCAAGCCACTTAGCTGATGTAGTCTGTGATGCCTTAAATATAGGAGCATTACTAAATTCAGGCATTGTAACTGCATTAGGTTTAATTGTAATTATTGCTCTTGCAATCGTATTCTCAGGGATTAACTCGAAATCACCTGATGGTGACATATCACCGACATTATTTAAATCAATCACTGGACTTCTCCCTTCTGTGTTGGTTGTGATTGTGGATCAACAAATGTTAAATCCTTTTTCTGTGCAGATCCGTTAAGCTTGCTAATAAGTTTGCCAAGATGTGGCTCTTCGATAACATCAAGCTTACCTGATCTATCTTTAGCTGGGTATCCCCACTCGTTTAGAGTTTGGCAAACAAAAGCTCTGTATGGTTGTACACCATCTGCACCACCCATGACTGTCATTGTGATAACTTCATCAACAATACCAGGCAGTTCTCGTGCAGTTTTAGAACCCTCTATTTGTAACTCGTAGTTAGTTCGACCATAGTCATCTACCTTAGAGTCAAGTATGCCAACTAAAATAACATTCTTATCTCTAATATGTTGTAAATGAGTGAGCCATGACATCATCTCTCTTCCGTGCATACCATAGGCAGAACGAGTATCAACTTTACCTGATCTTTCAATGACATTATCGGGATGAGACATACAGTATTGAAAACACAAACGTCCTGCAACTGTAATACTATCTACAAAAATAGTATCGTATTTGTGCATTTGGACTAACTTGTCACCAAATTCCTGCATTACTCTCTCATAATGTATATGGTCATAAGGCTCTCTTGACAGAGATGGATTAACACCACCAATGTAACAAACAAAATCACGACACTCTTGCCATGTCTTGGGTCTTATTACATCAATAGGAAAATCCTTTATAGCAGTATCACCTGCTTCAAGGTCAATAAATAAAGTCTTATCAGGATCAAGGGTACGGGCAAGTGTTGTCTTGCCCACACCACTTTGACCACAGATGACCATCTTATGACCTCTCTTTTCTGCCATACGTTGTTCGGCAGTGATTATTTCTAAAGCCAATTAAGCCTCCTCTTGTTGTACAAGATCAACATTAATAATGCCTTGCTCGACAGTTCTAGCTGGTTGAAGCATTTCTACTATAGCTGGAGGAGCATTTGTATATTTCCTCTCGTCAACAGAGTATGTGACTTTTGCATAGTGTCTTGCATCATCAGCATCCATACCATCGAAAGCATCTCTTAATGCTTGTTGATCCCATGTTACTTTTTTTGCTATGGAGACCTTAACTTTATCTTCTTGATCAGAAAACACAGTAGTCGTGCCGAAATCTTTGCCTTGTCTTTGCAAATCTTCACGAGCAATACTAAAGTATCTATCGGTAAGATAGCCGTTAAGCTCTTCCATTTTCTTTTTATATCGATCAATCTCACGTTTTATAGACATCTTTGCCTGTAAAAGTTCGTGATCACTCATGTCATAGAAATTCTGTTCCATACTAACCTCACTTTCGTTAAAATTTCTACTTGCAAGGTTAAATATAGCGATGATTACAACAATGTCAATAGCTAAACTATCATTTTTTTTTGTATGATAGATGAATGTCTATATTATGTATGGCTTTCATCATCTTTTTTTTGAGCTTAAACTCAGGTGTCAGCACACCTTTTGCATCCTCTACAACCAATCTTGATAAGCCATCTTCTTCTTGTTGTAAATATCTAAAATCAGCTATGTAACTACAAATTTTCACATCATTTATTGATAATTCATATTTTATTTGACGTTCTAATTCAGATATTACACCAGCTCTTTCCATAGCTTTAAGTTGTCCCCATCTCTCTGCTTCCCACCTAGAATCAAACTTCAATCCCATAGCAATAGTTTTTTTTGCAAAATACTTATTGTTGCTTGTTCTAATTTTTTTGGGTATAAATGGGTATGTATGGGTCATGGAGGTAGTATAATGACAGATATTTCAAAATTCAAGTCTGTTGGCTTAGATCGTAAAAGTTATGATAAATTAATTAAGATATGCGATCATCAAAGACGAAACATAAGGCAACAATTAAGTCTTATGATTGATCAAGAGTTTGATAAAGAAGAATATAATAAATATAAAACTAAGGTTACAAGTTTAGGATTAGGTGCTATCAACAGCATTCATACGAGAGATTAAACGATCAGCGCGTTTGGTTACTTGTTTGTGCCATTTCGAGTCTTCCATTTGAATTGCACATTCTTTCCAGTTTCTTTCAGCCACAGCTTTACATAGCCTTCTAAATTTGGATAGACGAGGTCTGCCGAGATTGAACATCATATTTGCTAGAATTTGCTGTACTTCTTCTGGCAAATCCTGAAAGTTACCGAATAATTGTTCGCACTCGTCAATCGTTATCTGGATGTCTTTGTCAAATAATTCATTGACTCTTTCTTCTGATACTGGTGTGCCAACTGGCTTACCATACTCTTCATCCCACTCGTTTATGAGGTGACCAATTCCTAGCGTGGGTAGGTTAAGGTGGTCTAAATAAATGGAATTGACACAGCCCTCATCAACTTTGAGAGTGTCTCTTAGCTGTTCTACGTTCATGCTGTTCCTCTTGTTCTTTGAGCTATTGCTATGTCAGATGGATTTAGTCCTAATGAAAAAGCATTAGCTGGATTTGTTATGTCAACACCAGCCAATTGTGTGCCTCCTGCTGGAGGTGTTACATTAGGAGCAGAAGCTAAATTTCTTGTTTGATTAACACTTTGTACTGTTTGATTCAATATAGGTGTTGCTTGTTTTCTTAAATCAGAAAGTGTTTGTGTTACACCTGTATTTTCTAGTAAAGCTTCTGTCTGCTTTTCAGCTTCTCTTAAACCCTCTTGTGAGAATTGACCTGGCATTTGTGATAAGGATTGTGCTATAATATTACCTAACTTTGTGGCTTTTTCTCTCGGTGTTAAACCTTTAGCTAAACCTTTATATTGCTCTACAATGTTATCATAATAACCTTTGGACAACATTTTACGTCCTAAAATAGAAAACTTAATTAGTTTACCAACATTTTGAAATGGTGAAGCGGCTATGTTAGCGGCAACAAGATCACCACCCTCGGCTGACTTTGCATTAAATTTAAGTATGTTGGCAAACTCTTCCATACTTTCACCCATTTCTTTACCAAAGATTACTTGGAGCTTACCACCATCAGCTTGTTTTAGTATTCTTTCTGCAAAAGCATTAAGAGTTTTACCATCAGTCATCACTGATTCACCAAAGTCATCAATCATTCTATTAATATAAAAACTTTGGATTTTTTGATAACCATTAGTATCATTAGCTTTGTAGTAATCAATAATTGGCTTTAAATCTTTTGCCTTAGTTGTTGGCTTAATTACTAATTCTGCTGTTTCTATAGGTCCTATTTCTTTAAAATCACCAGCTAATACTTTTTTCTGTATATCATTAGCTTGTTGTGCATCTAATTGTTTTTGTAGTTTCTGTAATTCTTTCATGTTATCAAGAAAACTTGCATTAGGATTTAAGTTTTCAAGTTGTGCTAAAGCATCCTCTCCACTAATACCTTTAAGTCGTGTAGCATCAAACTCATTAGCTAATTTAATTATATCGTCTTTCTGCGTACCAAATAATTCATCTGCTGTATCACCAAGATCATCTATAGCCTTTTTAAATGCTGTGCCATTAAAGTCTTTTGAAACAGAGTTTAAGTTTGATCTTTCTACTGCATCTTTTAAAAACTGATTTAAAGCTCTTTGTCTAAATGTTTGAGCTACAACTTCACCAGCTTCACCACCTTGTTTTGCATATTCTCTTATATAGTCCATAAAATTTCTAAACTGTTTGCCAGAATTAGGTTTAATTATTTCGTTATAAATTTTAATATTGTTAGGATCTATTGCTCCGTTAACACCTTCTTTTCTAGCAGAAGCCTCAAACTTTTTAATAGTTGCAACATCAAACAATTTTTCTTGGGCTGATTTGGCAGCAAAGAAAGCACCTCTAGCTTTTCCAAATTGTTCGGCTGCGTCTTTAAGTGCCTGTGTTCTTTCTCCCGTTAACTCTCTTGTTGCTGTTTCAAACAGTTCAGTATTAATATCAGCTTTTTGTTCAAACTTGCCAGGTATTACATTACCTTGAGCGTCTTTAACTCTAACTCTTTTAAAACCTGTAGTAATTCCACCCTGACCAAGATTAGTAAAAATTTGATCAACACTATCAAGCAATCCGTCTCCAACAACATTAGTTAATTCGTTACGGATTGTACCTGATGTTCTGCCATCCATTCTAATATTACTCAAAGCTTGTCGTACATCGTACAATTGTTCGAAACTTAGGCTACCTGATAAGTCCTCTATTTGATTAGGAACATTTGGTTTTCCTGTTACAGCTCTAACCATTTTTGCAATAGCATCACCATCAGGATCACCACCAGCTTTAACACGTCTGCCATACTTTCTTAATAATCTGTTAAGTTTGTCTTTTAAAATGCCAACAGGGACAACTGCTTTTGATCCTAATCCCTCATCCATTAGTATTTTGTCTACAGCTTTAAACTGTGACCTTATAAAATCTTCTGTGTCTTTTGATGTATTAGTTAATATCGTGAACAAATCATCTTCTACATTTGATCTGTTTAAAGTAGCATTTGTAAACTGATCAACAGTTTCATTTAAATGATTAACCACATCATCCATGACTTTGTTATGATCGTTTAGAAGTTTTTTGTTACCTTGTTTTATCCCATCTACAAGTAAATCTCCTATCTCTCCAACAGTTACATCTTCTCCAACACCTATTTGTTTTTTATAAGCATCTACAACTTGTCTTATTCTGTCGTTATTGTTTTTTAAACGATCCGATGTTTTAAATATTTTTTCACCAATTGCTTGGATTCTAGCAACAAGAGATGGTGCGCGTATGCCTGTTAATGTTGGAAGCAATCCAAATCCACCTCTCTTAATGGACTCTAATTGTTCGCTTTCAGATAGTTCAGAGAACTTTTT